TATCTCCTATTCAAAAGAATATAACATCTTTTGGAACAGGTTCTTTCAACCCAGGAGCAGGTGGTGTTGGGGGTTATAGAGATTTAATTAAATTTGGATTTGATGTTGTAAATATAAACAATCCATCAAGATCTGATTTTATTAATTTTAGAGCATTTTTAACAGGTTATAATGATAATCATTCTGCAGAATGGGGACCTAAAAGATATTCGGGTAGAGGAGAGAATTTTTATACATATCAAGGATTTGAAAGACAAGTTGGTTTTAATTTTAAAATAGCTGCTCAATCAAAACAAGAAATGAAACCTTTATATAATAAACTAAATTATTTAGTTTCTACTCTATATCCAAATTATAATTCTGCAGGAGCTATGAGAGGTAATATAGTTAAATTAACTATAGGAGATTTATTTTATCGTTGCCCTGGTATATTAACCAGTTTAAATTTAACAATAGATGATAATTATCCTTGGGAAATAGCATTTGATTCAGTTCAAGGACAAACAGAGGCAGTGGGTGGAACTGATAAAGGTATGTATGAAACTCCTCAAATTATGGATGTAGCAGCAACCTTTATACCTATATTAGATGTTCTTCCTCAAGTCTCATTTGATATAGATAATCAAAATGATGTTCAAACTCCTATAATAATGACAAGAACCAACGCTTCTGGATCTGCTGTTGGATCATACTTAAAACAATAATAATGGCAGAAGGAAGATATATAAATATTGGCTTACAAAAAACAGAAAGTGGAAAAGTTGCTTACTTACCAACTAAATATCCTTCACTTGCACCTTCAAATAATGATTATTATATTATAGCAAGAGAAGAAGATAGAATGGATTTAATAGCAAACGATTTTTACAACGATGCTTCTTATTGGTGGGTTATAGCTATGGCTAATGATTTACCTGGTGATTCTATGTTTGCTCCTCCTGGTTTTCAATTAAGGATACCTGGGAACTTAAATGATGCCCTAAATACTTTTAATATTGAGAACGATATTACTTAAAAAATGTTATGGCTACTAAATATAAAAACATTGTTGGTACTGCTTTCCCGCCTTACATAAAAAAACAATTACAAGTAAGAGAAGAACAAGGAGGTCAAAATACTAGATCCCCTCAACAACTTGAATATCTTACAAATAGAAATTCTTATTTTAGATTAAGCTCAGCTGCTGCTACTGGTACAGAAAAACCAAGAAAAATAGATCTAACAAGAGTTACAGATATAGTAGCTCAATCTACTACAGTTAACCCAACAACTGTAGATATTTCTGGTAATAATAATAAAGCTTTAACAACTGAAGGACCAGTTATAGAATTTGATTTTAATACTAAACTTGCTCGAGAAAATGTATTACAAGGAGGAATTATGGAAATTCAAGAGTTTGGGGATGAAAATAATAAAACATATAAAGAAAAACAGAAAAAAGGTTTTAGTGAAACTTATAATCAAGGTGAAAGTGATAGATTAGGTTTACAACCAATGCCCGGTATAACAGGTATTACTATAGGCACAGGAGGAAAATGGCAAACTTTAATGCAAGCTGATATTGAGTTTATTTGTTATAACTTAGATCAACTTAATATAATGTCTAAACTTTACATGAGTTTAGGAGTAAATGTATTTTTAGAATATGGTCATATTCCTTACTTTGATGAAAATGGAAATTTTAATACAAATCAACAATTTTTAGATTTCTTTAATGTAAATGATAAAGAGGTATTATTAAAAAAAGTTACTAAAAAACGTAAAACAACTAATGGTAACTATGATGCCTTTTTAGGTACAGTTTATAATTTTAGTTATCAAAGTGATAAAGATGGTGCCTATATGTGTAAAACACAAATTATGGGAGCTGGGGGAATGGTAGAATCACTTAAAATTAATTCTTCATATAATTTTGATTTTACTAGATCTAAAACTGACGAATCTGAAAAATTTACTTCTACTTTAGATAATGTTTTATATACATTAAAAGAATTTTTAAGAGATGCAAAAATTAATGAAACTAAAGTTGATGGATTTTTATTTGGAGAAAATGTAATTTCT